TTTCTAATTCCTTCATGCCCTCGATTTTAAAATTTACTTTAGCCATCATCTTTCACCAACTTACAGTAACAAAGTAATTCCCGGCTCAGACCCCTAACATTAACTGCTGATAATATCTCGTATATTTCATCACCGTGTTGTATCCGCATTTCATTTGTAACCCCGGAGATATATCGCATGTTGAATTTAACTTCTACCTTTGTGTCTGCAGTTAGGGCATTAAAGTATTCGTTACCCAATAAGGGGTCCTTGCTGGCCCATATTCCTTCTTTGAAAGGCTTCCAAGTATCTACGGGTTCTCCGTAATCGTCCCTACCGGATTCTCTTTGCAAGAAGTCTATTTTGTGTCTATAATCCCTCATCCTTCATCACCTACCGTATACTCAGTGAGTGTCAGATGTTGCTTGAGACTTATATATGACTGCTCAAATCTCTCTGCTATTTTAGGGTCGTCGTATCCAAAGTGGGCCTTACAATATATTGTTATAGCCCGTTTTATCAGTGGGTCACTGTCTGTTATTTTGCTTTCATGCACACCACTCAGAGCCAGGTCCGCCTTAGCACTCTCTATCAGGTCCAGTATTTCTATATTCAGATCGTCCCCACTTACTCTTAATGAGTTTTTTATATCTTCTAGCATTTAATCACCCCTTTAGAGGGAATACCGGAGAAATTAATCTCCGGTATTAATCGCTTGTATTTACTACTTCTAATTTGGCTTTTACGTTGTCATAACCAGTTACTTCAATGACTATATCGTAAGTTTCATCAGCTGTTACTAATTCGGCAAGTTTGGCTTTAGCAATCGTTATTTTATTGTCACTAACTGTGTAGTCATCACCTGATCCTTTTGTCAACTCGTCTTCGTCCAAATAAACCTTCTCAATGGTTATGGTTAGTCCGCTCACATTGGCGGTAACCGTCAACACCACATCTGCATAACCGCCCTCATCCGTATTGCCTGTATTGAGGTCAAATGTGGCAAAGTCAGGATTGACGGTTAGTCTGATTTTTTTAACAATGCAAAGGCCTTTGTATCAAGCACCCCGCCATCTACAATGGCATATGCGGCATAATCTACTGTCCTGGCTTTCACATGTTCCTCTGTCGCTAGGCTCATAGGCTCGTTAGTATTCATAACATAGCCCTTGTCTGCATTGCCTATTAAGACGTTATCTGCGCTAATCCCTGCATCGGTTTTTACCACCATGCCAAACATTCTACCAACACCCCCGGCAGTAACATCCGGAATGAACAGTGGCCTATTTTCTTTATCTTTAAGTGTTGCAAGTTTAGTCCAGATAGTTGCGTTGTTTGCATATATAGCACAACCGGCTAAATAAGACGAATGAATTTTGCTAATTGCTGTAGTGATTTTATCATAGGATAATACTTCCGCTTCAGTACCGGTGGCTTTATAGGTCACTATTTGCGGCGTTTGACTTTCCGCTGCTAGTGCAGTTTCGATTCCTTCCGGCTCGGCAGGTTCTGCTGTTTTACCGCCACCTTTTGCAATAGCAACACCCATTGCTACGCCGACTCTTTCTCCAAGCTCCCTTTGCAGAAATGGCACAAATTCTTCAATAGACATTGAGCGCATCTTCCAGGATACTGTTATTGCTTTCGCCAATTCGTGGCCACCTAGGGAGAGTGTACCCCAAATGTTTTTCTCGTCTGCTGTTGCTGTATCCTCATCATAGAATGCCGCATCTCCGCTATCTATTCCGGTATGCTTGTTAATTACCAGAGTACCTCTGACATTATATTTCCTTACATCAGCCAATAACGGATACATTTCTTCGGCCCTTTTCCAAATCCCGGCTACTACGCTTTGGGGGATTAGGGTGGGGACTGAAGTTGCTATCCCTGTGCTGTGGGTATATCCTTCGTTCCTGAATTCTGCGTTTACTTTATCAAATATTACCCGCTCGTTATCATCCAGCTTTTTGCCCATTATAGATTTGGCCCAGGCATTCTCATATACCTTCGTTTCATCTATTTCTGTGTTTACTGTCTTGTTGTCATCCACTATTGTACCTCCTTCCAGCTTTTCTGACTTGTTTGCTATGTCGGTAGCCTTTGTTTTGTCTTTCAATGCGTTCATGTTGGCATTTGCCAATTTAATGTCCTCCCATTTATTGTCCAGGTCTTCAACTTCCTTCATTTTTGCATCTGCTTCGTCTGTCTTGCCCTCTGCGATTAGTTTTTCAATAGCTGCCATTAATTCATTTCTTTGTTCTAAATATTGTTCTTTAGTCATTAAGACCAACTCCTCTCAACTTTAAATAGTTAAACCTAGCCATTAAAATATCCGCATTATCCTTTCCAGAATTAAGCGGATCCTTAATGATATTTCTTATTTTGTTTATTACTTCTGCTGGCAATAATCCCATATAGTTTGCACTTGCTGCTAACTGTAATTCTTCTGTCTCAAACATAATTTCGTCTATTAATTTCAACTCTTTGGCTTTTTTTGCTGTCATCCAGGTTTCATGGCTCATCAATTCCAGTAATTCTTCCTGGGTTTTACCGCTCTTTAACCTGTAAGCATTGGCTATTGTGTTGTCTGCGTTTTTAAGTACCTCGGCCGTGTGTTCCATTTCCCTGTGATCGCCCTCGGTGTAGGTGGTAACATTATGTACCATCATCTGGGCTGTGGGAGACATCATTACTGTTTTGCCTGCCATTGCTATTACACTTGCTGCACTTGCAGCTAATCCCACTATTTTTACCACTACATTGCCTGTATAAGATTTCAAGGCTGTATATATTTCAGATCCAACAAACACATTGCCACCGCCTGAATTAATTATGACTTCTATGTCTTCGCCATTGGCTTTTTCTATCGTTTCATTAACTGTTTTGGGGCTTGTTGCTTCAATGCCAAACCATCTGTATATCCAGGCATCGCTATCGGACACTATGGGACCTTTTATGTTTATTTTCTTTGCCACTTAATCACCTCCTATTCGTCTGCCGGTCTGGTGTCTAATCTACGGATATATTCATCCCCACCTTCCCGGGGCGCCATATTAAGTATTGCCCTGACTTCG